GGGTACGGGGGTGCTGGGGAGGATTTAGGCGGCGTTGCCGACGCCCTGGACACTGGTGTGAATGGCTTCTATCGCCACGTCAGCGACTGCCTCGACGGCGTCATGGCTGGTTACCTTGAGCACGTCCTGCTTGCCTTTCAGGCGTAGCGCACGCAACTGATAGAGCGCCTGCTTCCAGGCGGCGGCCTCCGCCAGAATGCTGTCGGTAGCGGCTCGCGGTTCCAGACCGGCAGCATCCACCCAGGCCTGCACGGTTGGTGGGACGTCGCCGGTGTAACCGGCAGCGGCGAATGCTTTAGCTTCTTCGGCAGTTACCTGGTACTCCAGAGCGCGCAAGGTATCGCCCAGCACAGCCCGACGCCCAGCATCGGCCGCCTGGTCGATCTGGCGACAAGCAACCAGCTTTGCAGCAGCTAAAGGCAAGGCCGCAAAGTCAGAGCCGAGTAAGGTTTTGCCTTCGAATTCAATAGACAGATTGGTTGTTTGCATTGGAGCTCCTTACAGAGTGGCCAGGTTGGTCAGAATGTTGGACAGGGTGGCGGGATTTGTACCAGCCGCCACGCCATTGACGTAACGACCGCCAAAGTTGGCCGGGAACGTCGAGTTATAGATTTCGAGCACGACTGCGCTGTTTGGCGCTGCTACCAGCGAACCAATCCAATCGGCTGCCGCCACGACTTCACAGGAAGACAATTTGACTTGCGTCAGCGGCGTGCCGGCGCTGGAGTTGACCATGAACACCGCGTTTTTAAGCCCATATGGCACCGGCGTCAGCCCGGACGGCGTAGGCAAATCCAACGTGATATCAGTGAGCAGAACCTGCCCACCGTAGTACGAGACGAAGCCACCCAACCAAGTGGCCGCTCCATCATTGGTCGGATAGTAGGCACACCGTAGCTTGCGCTTAACCCCTTGCGTATCGGAGCAGATGTGCAACACCCGATTGTCGATGGCAACGTTGGTGTCCAGCAGATGATCAGTTTGCAGGTAGCAGACCACCTGGCCACCCGCAGGCGTGTTGTACAGCGCCTGCTTGAGGGACTTTAGCGGCGCTGCAGCTGTACCAGCAGCTTTGTCATCACCAATCACCGTGTTGATGTAGTAGGTCTTCGCGTTAGAGGGAATAGCTGCTATAGCAGCCGATACAGCCGCATTGATTTCGGCCTTCTTTCCGTTGAACGTAGCAATTAGCCCTTTGGCTTCGGTTACCAGATCCGCGATTTGAGATTCAAGACTCATGGTTAATCACACTCCTAGATTTTTTGAACAACGAGGTTTTGCAGGTTGATGACTGCCGCTGCGTTGGCTGCAACAGCGATCAGCAGGCTTTCGCGGTCTTTGGCCTGCTGGGTTTCGGCTTCCTTCATGCGGTCAGTGAGACTGACCAGCAGCTGCCCCACGACCTTTTGCTGTTTGCTCAGCGCGTCTAGCTGGTCGTCTTGCCGAACCCCTCGCATCATGTCCGCAAGCAATGCCGAGGCCTGCGCAGCCAGCGGGGCCGCCAGCGTCAGGTTGAGCCCGGTGGCTGTGCTGACGATGGTTACGCTGTCCGCTGGCAAAGCCTCTAGCGACAAGTCATAAGCCATCAGCAGCTCGGTACCGGCGGCCTTGTAGGTGAGTGGCGTGTCGGGACTCGACCACACCGCAAACAAGGTGCCGTCGGCAAAGTAGATGCCGACTTCGCGGACCCAGAAGGCTTTGTCGTCATCAGCCAGAGCCGTCAGGTGGATCAACGAACTGCTCAGCTTCTCGCCGCCGGAGATTGGGTATTTGACGACCTGGGCACGCAGCGCCTTCTGATCGACAGTGGGCGTGTACCCCTGCGAACCGAGGCCGATGTAGGCGATTTCAGCCTGCACACCGGTGCTCGTTGCGTTCCAGATCGCCGCCAGGCCGGCCTTGGTGATCAGGGGTTTTAAAGCGGTACTCATAGAACAGCCTCCATCGTGACGCGCACGACAGTACGGGCGGTGACCGCATTGGCGGCCAGCAGCCCCGTTTCGTGGTTGATCGGCACGCCCTGCGCCTCGACAGACCATCGGGAGACGCAGCGCGCGTGGGTGGCATTGGCCAGCGATATGGCCTGCTCAGAAGGCGGTAACGGCACCGCCTGGGCTTCAGCAGAATGCCGCTGCAACTGCTGATGCCGGGAAACACTCACCAGCCCCATCGGCTGCTCAAAGAGCGGCAGCGGGATCGGCTGCACGTCTGCTGACCGACGCACCCAGCCCTGCAAGCGCGAAGCATTGGCCGCCACCAGGCCACCGTCGAAGCGCGCACCGAGCCGGAAGGTGTAGTGGCTGCGCTCGTTCTTCGTCGCGTCCACCAGAGCACGCAGGCGTTCCTCCAGCTGCGGCGAGATGATCGAGCCTTCACCCGGCCGGTTCTCGTTGGCCCAAGCGGTGACCTGGAACGTGTACGGTGCGGCGTTGGGGATCTCGCGCCACTCCTTGTAATCCGCATTGACCCGCACGGCCTTGAGCACACGCCGGATTGCGCCGACCGTGCCCTTGGTCTTGTGAACCGGAATCGCTTCGCGGATCAGCGCGCGACGTTGCTCATCGGTGTAAGCCGCTTCCCAGCCGTCAACCTTCCGCGCCCAAGCCAGCCAGGGCAGGAAGTTCGGCGGGCAACGTGCCGAGTCGGCCACGCCCCGGATAATGTCCGGGTCAAGGCCAAGGTCGGCGGCGGCCTCCAGGGCTCGCTCCAGCTGGGTGGCGTTGAGCGGTAACAGACTCATGCCACCACCTTCGCCGTCAGCGTGATCGAGGTGCAGCTGGGGTAATGCCGCTTATCACACACCACTCCGGCTGCTGGCTGCTTCAAGGTCACGCTACGAATCCCCGTTACGTGTAACGCGGCGTAGATGGCCGACAGGGGCAATTGCCCCTGCAGGCGGCGTGCTTCTGCAATGGCTGCATCCAGGCCCGCCCGCGCCGTGGCCTTCACCACGTCCGGGTCTGGCCCTTCTTCAATCTGCAGCTCGGCCTCCACCTTGAACTCAGCCGGCAAACCGGCGGCCACACGGGGTCGGTCGGTGATCGGCCGTACTTCCTCGGCCGACAAAGCCGCCTTGACCTTCGCGACCAGCTGGGCCACCGGCGTGGTGCTGGTGAGGCTGGGCAGGATGGCCAGCGACACGTCGCCGGGCAGCGGGTTGGCCAGGCCAGCGTCGTAGTCGCAGACCACGACAATGGCCCCGGGGGGAAGCTGGGCACGCACGGCGGGCGTCAATTCCGCACCGATAAACCGGGGCGAATCGACCGACACATTGGTCAGCTCGGCCGATGCGCTCAGCCCGTGATACTCATAGGCCCCGCTGCTGCCAGCCACCGACAACGCCTCAAGCGACAGCCGCGTGCGGTAGCGCAACGCCTCGTCGCTCTCCATCACCGCCTCAACCGGCGGCACCGCATCCTGGTCGGCCGGGCGAATGACCAACTTCTCCACGCCATAGTCAGCGGCACGGTTCACCAGGTCGTTACCCTTGGCAAAGGCCAGCAAGCTCGCCTTGGCCGCCGCGTTGACCCGAGCGCGCGTGAGCATTTCCCGGTAGGCCATGACTTCCATCAGCTTGACCACCGGGTCGGACTCCAGCGCCGCTGTCCATTGGTCTTTCATGAACTCGCGGAAGATGCCCAGTGTTTCCTGATACAGCTCCTCGAAATCCACGCTCTCCACCACATCGGGCGGGGGTAGCAGGGAAAGGTCGATCATGCGGTTACCTCCATGACGGCGGTGCTACCCAGGTACTCGCCGGTCAGCGTCATGCCGATTTGCCCGTCAAGCACCGAGGTGACAACCACCCGCTCCAACTTCAAGCGAGGCTCCCAGCGGCCCAGGGCGCGGGCCACCTCGGCCTGTACTGCGCTTTTCCATCCCTCATTGACCGGCATGTCGACGTAACGCCGCAGCTTGCTGCCGTATTCCGGCCGCATGCGACGGCTGCCGAGTGGCGTGGTCAGAATGTCCTCAATGGATTGGCGCAGGTGATCGAGGCCTGAGATAGCTTCGCCGGTGCGGCGATCCAGGCCGATCATGGTCAGCCGTCCAGGCGCTGCAGCTCAGGGTGGTCAGCCAGGAACGCCACCGCCTCGGCGTCATCGGCCGGTACGCTGACATGCTTGGCCACCACCTTGAATTCGCGCAGCTCCTCGCCCTTGGCCAGGTACAGCGAGCGCGAGGTGTAGACGGTGTCGGCGAAGGTGACTTGCGCCACCGCCGGGGCTGCAGCTGGATCAGCCACAACGCCCGCGTCGGCGGCGTCCGAGGCAGCGGCCTCGTCGGTTGAAACGGTTTTCGCTTTAGTAGCCATATGGCCCTCCAGATAAGACAAAGCCCGCGAATGCGGGCTGTCAGTGCTTGTGATTTGCCGTGTTGCCAGCGGTGTCGATGATCATCCCGCCGCCGTTGATATCGCCCGTTACGCGTAACGCGCCATTGACCTGCACGTTGCCCTCCAGGGTGATCGACGGCGCCTTGATCGTGGCGGCCTGTGCCTCGGCCGTTAGCGTCGTGGTCTTGGCGCTGATCGTGTCGTCGGTCATCACCGCCTTGGTGCTGCCGACCTCGATGTTGACCGTGCCCGTGGGCAGCTTGATGGTGTAGCTGTTGGCTTCCCAGTCGTAGACCAGCGAGCCGCCATCATCGAAACGCCACACCTCGACATGGTCGCGGTTGTCCGGCTGGGGGCCGGCATTGCCGTACAACCCAGGAACGAACGTCCCTTGTGCAGGCTCGCCGCTTGGGCTCACCAGCACGCCCTGCTCGCCCATGCTCGGTGACCGCCAGTGACGGGCCTTGCCGGCTGCCAAGGCATGCCAGCGCACCCACGCGCTCGTCCAGTCACCGCCATCGGAAACCCGCACCCTGCCGGCGACGAGATCCACCCCAACGACATAACAGGGGATCACCAGGCCGGCCAGCATGCGGTCCGCCTGCGCGGCCGCGTAAGTCATGCCATGGCCTCCGGTGACTGATAGTTGTGCTCGTTACCCTCCCCGCTTTCGGGGTCGAACGAGAACACCAGCGAGCCAGGCGGCTGGTTCTCCCAAAGCCAAGTGGTGTCACCCAGGTAAAGGGTTTGATGCCACTGCACCGCCCAGGCTGCGCACTCGGCCAGCTCAGGCACAGGCATCGTCGGCATCGCCTGGACGCCCTCAACCGGCATGGTGAAGTCGAGCCCCCACTGCTGGTAATGCAGCAGGGAGGCCAACTTGGTGGCTAGAATGGCCGCTTGCAGGGGCGCCTTATCGCGGTCGGACTCGACCAGAATGCAGGCCTCGAACGTTGCGACAATGCACACGCGGCCGTCGCCGGGGTCTTCACCGGGCTGCACATTGGTCATGGCGTAAATCATCAGCGGCATCGCCATGCCCTCTTTGAGCACGGGATAGTCCTCGACGCCCTGCAACTGTGGGATAGCCTCTTTGATAGTGGCCGTCATGGCTTCGTGAAGCCGTGTCAGCTCATGCTCTAACGGCTCGCTATCGGATGTCTGCGGTTCGCTCACGCTCAACCCCCAGCACCAGGGCCACCATGCCATCGCCGCCAGGCTCCGGCCGGATCACCCGGTATTTCCCACCACCCTCGTCGGCCGGCAGGTCAATGGTCAGTTTCGAGCCCTTCGGCAAGCGCGCCGCCACAGCGGCCAGCACGTTAAACCGAGGCTCCCCCAGGGCGGCAGCATCGACCGACGCCGCAAGCCCTTTGCCGCCCTTGCCCATCATTTGCGGATCGAGAAACGGATTCTCGAAGGTGCCCATGATCGGCGTGCCGTCCTCCAAGGTCGCGCGGTCGCCCACACGGTCAAGGATCTGATCTGTAAGGACGGCCATGCGCTCGCGAAAGCTCGGCCGCAGACTCATTGGACGATCAGCACTTCGGCATAGCCGTTGAGGGTGTCGGTCGTCAGCTTGCCGAACGGCAGCGAATTGGCCGTGCCAGCGGCGACCAAGGCGCCGTCCAGCACGCTCACCTTGACGCCTGCCTTGAGCCCAGCCGCCGCCGGGACATTCCAGGCGCCGCAAGTGCGGTAGGTAATCAGCGTGCCCTTGGGACCGCTCGACAGCGGAATGACCGCCAGATCGTTGATCACCTGCGGCACACCGGACACCGATCCGCCCGTGGGCGCCGCGAGGACGACGGTATCGCCGCTATTCACATGGTTAGTGGCCATGGTCGTACTTTCTCCTATTCCAGAAACAACAAACCCCGCAAATGCGGGGTGCTTGGTGACGCCGGCGGATCAGGCGCCGACGGAACGGCTCAGGCCGCGCGAGTCGAGCGCCGAGACGCCCGCGTCGATCCGCACCTTGGTGGCGATGCCGTCCACGGTGAAGCCTTCTTGCTGCTCGATGTACGGCGTGTCGACGCCATCCAGGTAAGCCACTTCGATGGTGTCGCTACCCTGACGGCCCGCGAGGTACCAGGTGGTCGAGGACGCATCATCCAGACGCGGGTCGGAAATGACCTGCGCAAAGTCCTTGATCGGGTTGATGACGCCGGCGTTGACCTGAGCGGTAGGCACCGAGGCGGAACGGATCAGCTGGTTGGCCTTGTCCTCCAGAGCCACCGGGCACAGCAGGAAGGCCGGGCGGATGTTCAGCGTGCGAGGCTTAGCGCCTTCGGCCGTCTTCGCCTTCTGCAGGGCCATCGCAGCCTTGGCAGCGCTCATGGATTCGATGGACAGGGCCGAACCATTGCCGGTGAACAGGTTCTTGCGCGAGGCGTCGAACAGCGGCTTGCCGTCCTTCATCTTGTTGTTATCGATCAGGGTGGCATACACCAGATCACCGATGGTCGCTCGCGCGGCAATACCCATCAGGCGCGGAATCGCGCTCAAGGCGTCGAGGTCGTCGTTGATGATCGCCTGACGGTCGATGGCGAACATCTCGCCATAGCTGGCCAACTTGATGGTTTCGCCGGAGTCGGTAAGGGTAATGTTTTTGTACTCAGCACCAGGACGAACCTCACGCAGCACCGAGAACGAGCCAAGGGCTACGCGGTTGGCGACCTTGAAGTCAGACAGGCGACCGGTACGGGTCCACAGGTGGAAGGTTTCTTCGGCTTCCGCCCACCCTGCCTGCAACGCACGGTGCGATGCATCCAAGATGATGTTGCCAAAATCACTGGATGTATGGGTGAAGGCCAAGCCGACCATATCCAGCGGGCGCAATGTGGCCACGCCAATGCCACGGTCCTGCAGCGAGGCGCGAGCCAGTTCGCGCAAGGTCATGTAGTTGTAGGCGTTGTCGGCCTGATTGTCTTCGTAGCCCAAGCGCCCGTAGATCGAAGCTCGCACCGAGTCGCCCACCAGGTTGCCGTTGCCGACATAGCCAGGATGGCGGGTGGTCGGTGAATTCACCGGCGCGATATCCGCCCCCAGCGCGGCCAGCAAGCGCTCACGCGCCACGGCCACGGAACAGGTCATGTCAGCCTGGCAAGCCTGCAGCAGGGTCGCATGAGCGACGGCGAGGCCGCCAACGAACGCGGCGGCGATGCCTTCGCGGCGCTGGTTTTCCTCGGCACGGAACTGGGCGAGCAGCGCGGCCGCTTGTGGCTCTGTCGGCGCAGGGGCCGGGGCTGGAGTAGGGGCAGGCGCAGGTGCCGGAGCAGGCGCAGGCGCAGGGCTATGAACAGAACCCCTTGGATTCATCAGGTTGCGCATTGTTTCGGGCATGCTGGTGTATTCCTCTAAACGTTTAGAACTGAGTTGAGCGGCGGCCTTGAGCGGTTCCAGCACCTGGTCCGCGAAGCCGGCCGCCACCGCCTCGTTACCATCCATCCAGGTGGTTTTCTTGAGCAGTGCGGCGATTTCTTCTTCGCTTTTGCCTGTCTTGAGCGCATAAGCCCTGATCAGCGTGCCCTCGAACTTGTCGAGCAAGTCGGCGTACTCGCGCATGTCGTCCGCATCGCCTACCTGCCCACCCCACGGCTTGTGCACCATCATGCTGGAGTTCGCCGGCATGTAGATCACATCACCCGCCATGGCCACGACGCTGGCCATAGAGGCGGCCATACCGTCGATGTACACCTCTACGCGGGCCGAGTGGCCGCGCAGAATGTTGTACATCGCGATGCCGTCCATCACATCGCCGCCGCCGGAGTGGATACGCAACTTGATCGTGGACACGTCACCGAGCGCTGCCAGATCGCGGGCGAACTGACGCGCCGAGATACCCCAGGCGCCGATATCGTCGTACAGCATCACCTCGGCCACGCCGCGCGAGGCGGCGCGCAGGGAGTACCAACTTTCATCGGGCTTATTTGCTTGGCTGATTGCCGCCCGAGGCTGGATCAGCGGGGTCTTTCCCTTTGTTTTCATTGCCTTTGTTCCCGTAGAACTTGTGGAAGGCGTCCGAACTGAACACCAGCCCTTTCGCCCGGTTGAGCAAGATTTCCGCAATGCGGGATTTCTTGAGTTCTGCAGGGTTACGCCCCCGCGAACGCGACACCTCGGCCTCGTCGGCAAAGCCGGACTCCACCAGGATTTGCCACGCATTGGCCTCATGCACCGGGTTGATCCAGGGCATGACTGGACCTTGGTAAACCGCCGAGAACACCGTGTCGGGATTCACCCCGGCTGGCACGACGATTTGGCCGCTCACAATGGCTATCTCCAGCCACTTGCGGTACACCGGCCGGCACCAGTAGTCGATGAATTCGTGCTGCAGCAGGTCGTAACCCAGCTGGCCCTCGACCAGCTCCTGGCGTTGCGCCGAATAGGTGCCGTCGTAGCTGCGCGCCACGCTGGAATGCGTGCTGCGGGTGCCTGCTGCCACGGCCTTGATCTGCCCGGACCGAAACGGCTCCAGGAACGTGTTAGGCCGATTGCTTTCGATCATCCCGACCTCTTCGCCCGGCCGTAGGCCGTCAAAGACCATGCCGGGCTTGATCGGTATGGAGCGCTCTTTGGCGTTCTGTACGGGCGTGTACTCGTCGGGCGAGCCCTTCTTGATGTACATACCCAGGGCCGCACTGAGGCGCGCGGCTATGCGCTCGCTTTCCTCGTAATCCTTGATATCCGCCAGGCGAGTAATCACGCCGTGCAGCAGTGGAACGCCACGGTTCTGCGCAATGCGTTTGCGGTAGGCAATGTGGATCATTCGATCCGCCGGCACGGCCTTGGTGTTTTGAGCTTGGCCATGCACTAACAGGTCGCCGGGGTGCCGCTTGTAGATGTGATAAGCGCGAACGCGCCGCCACTCGTTACGCTCTACACCCTGGGCAATGCCTTTGGATAGGTCGTTGTACTCCCAAGGCAGGTAATCGGGCTCAAGCAACTCCAGGGCAAACGGCACCTTGTGCAAGTGCTGATAACCAGCCACCTTGCCGACCACCATCTGTGCCAGGCCCTCGCCATCGCGCAGCCAGGTGCGGCACATAAGGCGTTCCATTTGCGGCCGGGTCAGCTCGCCTGAGACTTCCGGGCACAGCGACCACTCCGCCCATGCAGCTTTGATCTGGTCCGCAAAGTCGGAATGCACGTTGCCGGCGTAGTCCAGGGGCAGCGGCTCCACGGAAATACCAGGGCCGCCAACAATCCGTTCCTCCAGCCGGTCGAGCAGGCCAATGACAATGTCGTGGTCTTCGTCCAGCTTGCGGCATTGCTCTCGCATCGAGCGGCCGTCTTTCTGCAGCGAGGCATTGGCGCTGCGGCCCTGTCGCTTGGCCTTGTGGGTGCGGGTAACAGTGGCCGCCTCGTAGGCCTGGATCACGTCACGGGCGGCCATGCGCCGCGCTACCCAAGTGGGAAACAGCGGCTCAAGCACCCGGTCAACGCGGTTCATTCAAAAACAGCCACGGCATAGCCGTGCCCGCCTCGGGATGCCGCCGCCACGCGTTGCTCCCACTCCTGGCGACCCTTGATGATCTGCGGCAGATCGGCCATCACCATGCGGCGACCACCGAATGTCACGTCCTTGCCGGCCAGCACGTCGCACTCGGCCTGTATGTAGCGGTCGAGCATTTCCTGAGGGGTTACTGCAGCCATGGGTTATCTCCTGCGCCCAGCAAGCCGTCGTCATCCAGCGGCTCGGGCAGTGTGGTGTCGTTGGGTTCTGCCTCGGGCTCGGCCGGGGCTTCGTCGGGCTCGCCTGCTTCGTCGGACTCGTCTTGCACGTCGGGCTCGTCGTCTTCATCGTCCGGCTCGTCGTCCGGCGCCGGCCACCCTCGCGCTTCCGGGCTCAGGTCGTCGGTCAGCGACTCCAGGTCAAGGCCAAATTTGTCTTGGCTGATTCGCAGCGCTGCCAGGGCGTACACAAAGCAGTCGAGCGCTTCGTTACGCTTCTTACTGGCGTCCCAACGCAGCACGCGCCGACCTTTCGCTAAAACCCATTTCTTGGTTTCGCTGGTCAGCTGCTTTAGCTCGTCGTCGTCACAGATCGAATCGTCGGCCGGGAAGTGGATCAGGCCCGGCACCGGGCGATTGCCGTCCGGCTGCAGCTTGAGGCGGTTGTAAATGACCTCTTTGGCGTTGTCGGTGCCGACTTCGGTCAGGTACGTCTTGGACTTCTTTTCCTTCTTGCGCGGGAAGCTGGCAATGGGCTTGCCGTAGGTGCTGGCCCCGAAGATCGGGACCACCCAGTGCAAGCCATGCTTGCGGCTTTGCGCGCGTACGGTTTCCGAGTGGTGGCCGCCGGAGTCCCAGCACCACCGCATCACGTCCATTCGCATGCCGTCGGCACGGGTGAACTGCTTGCGCAGCTGCAGGCCAACCTGACGCAGCAGGTGAACGCTGGCAGGGTCGCCAGTCAGTACCCGCCGGTAGATCAACCAGGCTTCTTCGTCGGCGCCGAATCCCCACACCCGCAGCTCGTAACGGTCGTCTTGGGTGTCGATGCCGCCCATAAGGACAACACAACGTGCCGGCACCTCGGCGCCGTACACCTCGCGCCGCTCGCGCAGCTTCTCCCAGTCGACCTTCTCGGAAAGGTCTTCCTCCCAGGCCTCGCCCAGCGTGGTGTTAACAAACGTCTTGATCTTGCCCCGGTCCTTACCGGCCTTGACGCGCTCGTCGGCAATCTTCACCCAGGTGGTGAAGGTCGAATAAATCGTCCAGATATGGAACGTCAGGCGACGCGGCGTGCGAATGGGGCTGTCGTCAGGCCCAAACCACTCCATGCTGTCGCGGGTCCAGATGCCGGTCCGCTCGCAGATGTAACGGCCGAATTGCGAAGCCGCCATCATCTCGTGATGCTCGAACGTGCAGCCGTTGCCGGACTCGCACAGGTACCAGGCCTTGTCGACCTCGCCCAGTTCATCCCTGGACCACTTGAGCCCGAAAGGATCGTCTCGCCCTCCCCATTTCAACGTCTGCTCGGTGTTGCAATGCGGGCAGCGGATATGGAAGCGCAGCAGGTAGGACGATTCGCCGGCGGCCCGTGTGATCTGGCAACTGCCAGCCAGCTTTGGTGTGGACCCGCGAATCGACTTGGGGAAGGTCGCGCCTTCCAAACGCTTGTCGCCCAGGAACGTGGGGGAGCCCTCGTTGCCAATGTCAGCCTGAAAGCTTGAAAGCTCGTCATAGCCGACTTCATCCGGGCTCTTTTCCCGGTAGTTACCCGCCGCCGTGCCGCCTAACCACCACAGCACCTTGCGGTTCTCGAAGGTCTTTTGATCCTCGGTGTTGTCCTTGTGTTTCTTGCCGAACCAGGGCGCAAGGGCCTTGATCACAGGCACGTCGCGAATCATCGGGTCGACGTGCTTTTTCATGATGCCTTTGGCGTCGTCGTCCGTCGGGCTCCACATGCAGACGCTGCGTTTCTTGTGCTTGATCTTGTAGGCGATGTTCGCCATCAGCATCTTGGTGTAGCCAATTCGCGCCGACTTCGGCAGGTTCAGCTCATGGATGAGGTCGTTACCCATGGCGTTGAGCAACGCCACCTGAAACCACTCAGTGGTCCATTTGCCCTCGCCATACGACGACTCGGAGGACATGTAGAAATATTCGTCTGCCCACTCAACAGCTGTCATGGGCGGGTCAACTTCTAGGTTTTTCAGTCCGCGCCGGACAGCCTCAACTAGATCCGTTATCCAGGGAGGCGATGTATTCATTCAAAAGCTCCGGTATGCGATCAGCCAAACCAGCAGCCGCGTTACGCGTAACGGCAATCTCGGTTTCAACCGCCTCCAGGTGGCGCACGTTGATATCGGGGTGCTTGCGCTTGACGTTCTTGTGAACGGTGTTGAGGGTTGAAGCCAGTTGCGCCGACAGGCTGGCCAGGGCAAACACCATGAAACCGACCGGCACAAGTTCCTTGTCGGAAACCTTGTTTTTGCTCTCCTGGGCGTCTGCTTGCCCCTTGGTCAGGCGCAAACGCTCGCAAGCGATCTTGTATTCAATGAGCGGATCAACTTCGTCTGAGCCAAGTTGTTGCTTTCCGCTCTGATGCTGCAGCCGGTTATCAAGCACGCATCGGGTGTCGTAAAAGGCTTCTCGGCCGATCTTCTTAACCGGCTCGACGCCCCATTTATCAAAGGCCTGGACCGAAATCCCGAGACTTTCGGCCATGCGTTTTTTGTTCAGCCAGTACGGCTGCCGCGTGATCGTTGGATTAGCCATAGACGAAACAACAACCAACCTCTGCAAAAGGGTCATACGTAGCGAAAGGGCGGGGCCCGAATTACCCCCTAGCCCCGGTGGGTCCGGGAGGACCCGTTGCCGGGAGTGGTGGGGGCAGGGCCGGGCCGAGGAACGACGCCCTCCCGACCTGCCGGCCGAGGGGGTGCCGGGCCTGTCTCGACGCGCGCGCCCTTACTTCGCGGTCAGGATCGCCTCGCGCAGCGCGGCAGCCAGTTCGGCCTGCCCGTGCGCCTTGGCGATGTTCTCGCCGATCTTAAAGAACGGGAAACGGACGCGGTAATGCGGCGCGCCCTTGGTGTACAGGAACGCCGGCGCAACCTGCTTGCGGGCCTTGCGCTCCCACACGCCGGTCTCGTCGCCAAGCGTTCCAACGAAGTAACGCTCCGCATTGCCTTTTCGCTTACTGCGCTTGCTACCCGTGGCGTTGGCTTGGTGACCGCGCTTGCTCTCGGCCGCACCAAGACCCGACAGAATGCGCATCATCACGCCGCGCGAGACGTTGCCGTACTGGTTGAGCAGCCCGGCGTTTGGCACGGCGAATTGATTGGCACTCATCAAGCCATGCGAGATCAGCGACCGCTCGAAGCGCTTGTGCGGTCGCGGCCCTCCCTGGACGGCCTGCTGCAAATACTGGTCAGCCGGAATTCCTGTAGTCCATGAATCCTTGAACCACACTTGGGCGGGCCGTGACTTGGTGGCCGCCTTGGCGAATAGGCTGCGCATGGTGGTCGGGGTAGGCCGGTCCAGGCGCTGCCCCATTACCTCGGTGATCCCCGGCTTGATGCGCTTGGTGGCCAAGCGCGTCTGAGCCAGCATCAGCACGTAGGGGATTTGCCTTCGCTGAATGTCCGAGATTTCACGGGCCAGCGCGACGCTGTCGATATCTAACTTAATGTCAATCATGCCCGCCTCCGAAACCTACCTAGACAGTACCGATAACGTCACGCACAGGGGCCGGCCCGCGAAAAAGCTGGCCGCGCTGCTCAGCCAGCAGGGCGTGAAGATGGGAATGCAGTGTCTCGCCAACTTCGCCCTTGGCATGCTCGATCATGCTGGTAGTGCGCTCGATGGCATCAGTCAGCGGACACCCAACCAGCAGCGCCTCACCGGCGACCAGCTCAACGGTAGCGATAGCTTCAACCGCCTGCGCGGGCTGGGCCGGGGAATTGGCGAAATCCACCCAGACGTACTCAATCTTTGGAAAGGCTGCCGCCAGTTGGCCGTCGAAGTACAGCGCAACCCCCAGGCCGTCATTGATGAACTCCAAGCGCTCCGCATCGACAAAGGTGGTACCCATGTCGTGAACCACCTTGAATTTACTCCGGGTCATTTATTCACCTCGTTACGCGTAACAGCGTCTTCCAGTTGGGCGGTCGCACGACGCAGGGCAATCATTCCCCGTTCGACCGCATGCGGGTCAATATTGGCAATCTGGGCCATGGCCTTGGCCACGCGTTCGGCATCGCCTTTCAGGGTGCCAATGCAATGCAGCACATCGCCCTGCAGGTGGCTCAGTATTCGTGGTCGATTCGATACGCTCACTGCATCACCTCATCACTCGTTCGAAGGAAGCCCAGCTCGCTTGGCGAGGAACTGCGTGTACAAGCCGCCCGCGACATCCGCGCCGATGACGGCAATGACAATGCCCAACCCAGCTGCCAAATAGAGACTGTTCCAAAGAGCCAAGGCCAGCAGTAGCGTTGCCATGCCAAGCAAGCCAGACGCTAAGAAGCGCAGAGCAACGCGTTGCAGAATCTGACGCAAGCTCAGGTCTGCTCCGGAGGCTCGAAGCATCTCGCCCGACAGGCCGGCCATGCTCAACAAAATCAGAAGCCATAGAGGCACATCAGCGAGCGCCTGATGCTCGTTGTTCATCTGCAATCCTCAAAATAGATCGGCTCCTACATCACTGGCATCCGCTGGAAGCAAGGAGCAGGTGTAGGGCCGAAAACGAAAAGCCCCGCACGGCGGCGGGGCTTGGAAACGGGCGTAAAAAAACCCGGCTCAGTGGCCGGGCTTTGGGAAGCGTCGCGCTGCGTTCACAGCAACACACGCTGCAATGAAAACAGAACTATTCCGTGCGGAAAAGCAATCTTTCAAAAAATGTGATGAGATTCACTCCTCATAGGCTTTACCCGCTGACAGCCCATTTAACAATGACTCCATCGCATCTGAAGCGTCCTTCAACCGCCAAGACTGATACGTCCGCTTGACGCCGTCCTCTTGGTCATTCGTCAGTACACCACTCGCAACAGCGTATTCTCTGGCTAACGAATAAGCATCAGGCACCGTGTCCTTGTTTCGCTCCAGAAAAGCTAGCGAGGCGAAGACGAAGCCTCGCTTCTCCCCATCGGAGGAGCGCGGAGTGTTTTTTAGAACCTGAGCAGCCCGGTATTCGATCGTCGTGATGAGGTCCAACTGCGACTGTAGCTCAATATTTTTTGCTGCCGATTCGGACTGATTGTGAGAAAACAAGGCAATCACTAAAGCGACAAAAAGAACATATCCCGCTCGCCCGAGCCGTGCACCGACACTGCCGGTCGCCATGGCATAACTTGCGATGGACGCAAAGCCACTGATCACGGTAAGTGTCAAAACCGCATTATCAAACACCTTCAACTCCTTGATAATTCTCAAAAAATCGTTTAAATGCTCGCAATTCTACCCCCCTTTGTGAAAGCTGGGCTATACCTCAGCACCTCATGCAGTCTCCCGGATAGCGCTAATGGCGCAGTCGATCCATGCTGCTCCCGCCCGCGCTAACTCTCTGGCTTTTCCCTCGCTGATCCCGAAATGCTTGCCAACCCGCAGCATGGGCCACTTAGCCCCGTAGTACAGCCAAATAACGTCACCCATTTGCAGATCCCGGTGTGCAAGCCTAGCAACGGCATGGTCGACGGCGACCGCCCAGTCGTCAGTGATGCAATAGTTATGACTGGCAGATACCTGCGGCACTGCCTGGTGCATCAGAGCCAATGTGGGCGAAACGCAAGTAGGAACCCCCGCTCCATCCATTCGCCACCATCCCCATTGCTCCAGCAGATACTCGGTATCACCCAATGGGCGGCCGGCTGGCTTGCGAATCATCATGGTCAATCCCCTGTGTAATTTGTGCCGCCCGCCCCCAGGCGGTTCGGTTCTTGGTACTGCTGCTCCGGGCCGACTACTTTGGCCGGTCTTTTCATCGCTTCAATTTGTTCCTGCGCCTGCTGCAGCTTGAAACTCAACTGCGTTACAAGCTCATCAAGCGGAAGCACCAACCTGGACCCGTCAATAACCCAACCTGAGCCATTGCAGTCGGTACACACCAACTCGTAGAACATCCCCTTCACGACCGCCCTGCCCCGGCATACCGGGCACTGAACGAGGTCCAGACGGGGCCGTTTAAAGCCATCCTGAATGCGCTTTTTCATGTTCTGCATTCTCCCCTGTAACTAATTCATTGATTGGGCTGCGTGCCTTGCGCGGCTTGACTTGCGGCCCGTTGTGAGGAATTGCGGATTGCACGCCCGTCAACCCATGGATAGACGCAAAGCCAATCCCGTCTAACCACTCATGCCATTGCTCCAGAGCCTCGCGACGCAAGCCGTTGCCCTTGGTTTTGATGTAGGTATCAGCAACTTTTCCTAACGAGTGATTGAGCAGCATTTCGCCAATAAATCCGTCCACCCCCATGTCGAGCCAAGCGGTGCGCGCCACCTTCCGCAGGTCATGGCTCGACCATTCGCGGCTGGCCAAACGACGGAATATCGACGAGGCTTGGCTGGAACTCATGGGCTGCCCTTTGCGACCTGGGAACAGGTACTTGCCGGTGTAGCCGCTATCGAGCTGGATGGCCCGATAACGGCGCAGCAGCGCGCACATCTGTGGGGTCAGTGGCAAACGGTGTTCGGAGCGCGTCTTGGTGTGCTTGGCGGGAATGACCCACTCGCCATGGCCCAAGGCTAAGTCGGGCCACTCTGCCCTACGGCTCTCGCCAACCCGGGTGCCGTGGCAGATCATCAGCAGCGCCAACATGGCATCGACGGGCGCGGTGCTGAAGAGAGCGCCAAGCGCGGGCACCACCTCTTGCAGATGATCCGCGCGCAGTCGCCCATCTTTCGGCGCGATCTTGGTCTTGATGAAGTTCGTGAATTTCATCTCAGCCATGGGATTGCTGTGGATTAACCCAAGCGCCCGCGCCGTGCTCACTGCCAGGCTCAGTACCCTGAAAATCTGCCGAACGTAGGACGTGGAGCATTCAGCCTGAAGCGGCCACATCAGTGACTTGTCCAGCACTGCTGGGTTGAGGGCGAGTATCGGCAACTCGCCGAGGCGGGGCTGCAAGTGCTTATCGACCACCGTGCGAACAGTGCTCTTCCACGAATCGGATAGCGAGGCGTCACTTACGACCCGCCCCTTGAACCAGACCAGCAGGTCGTGGAATGTCACCAGGCCAGCCAGGGCAACCATCTCGTCCGGACGGCACAGCAAGCGCTGCCGTAGTCCGGGAAGCTCGGCAAAGATTGCCGCCGGACCATACTCAGGGAAGCGCGCTAGCCGGTTCCACTTGCGGCGAACAACCAGGAACCACGTTCCAGCCTGCCGGCTCTGGTCGAATCGAAACCGCAAGCCCGGGTAACGTGGGTCGCGCAGGTCGCGTACCGACTTATCGGCGGCTTGCCGGCGCACCTCAGCCTCGCTCAACTTCACTTCCCGGGTCGCGCTCATGCGACCACTACCGCCTCAGCCAGCAGGATCGCCTGGGTGCGAATCACTCCCTCAGCGTGGTAATGGCGCGCCGTCTCTCGGTCCACGGCTTTGCTAAGCCCGTCACAGACATCGTGGCAAGTGCTGCAGGCCCAGGCGCCCTGCAGGTCATGCGGCTTGCTGCCGACGCCACAGGTGCCAGCCATGCGGTAATGCGCCAGGACGGTGGTTTCCGGGTTGCCGTTGCACACGCCCGGGATGCGCACTTGGCACTCGCGGCCGCGCGCAGCTTTGGTCAGTTTGGTTTGCCGCATGGGTTCTCTCCTGGGGCGTTGCTCATGCTGGGATTTCCTTGCGGGCGTAGCGGGAAGCCAGCGGACGGTCATTGGTGGTCGGGGCCTTGGCAGGTGGTTGCCAATTGGCAGTGAGGTTCTCGAATCGGTTGTACTGACCCAGGAAGGCCGCGCGGACGGTCCCGGTCTCGATGTCCCGGCCCTTGCCGACGATGATCTCGGCGATGCCCTTGAACTCGCTGTCTTCGTGGTACACCTCGTCGCGGTACACGAAGAGGATCACGTCGGCGTCCTGCTCAATGGCGCCCGACTCGCGCAGATCGGATTGCACGGGGCGCTTGTTCGGGCGCTTCTCGCACTCGCGAGACAGCTGGCTAAGCAGCACGACCGGAATGCCAAGCTCGCGGGCCAGCAACTTGCAGCCGCGGCTGATACCGCTCACTGCCTCGACGCGATTGCTGCCCTCCCCGTCCATCAGCTGCAGGTAGTCGACCATCAGGATGTCCAGGCCGTACCGCATCTTGTGGCGGCGGGCGAGCGAACGGATGCGCCCGACCGTGGCGGCAGCGCGATCGGCGATGAACAGGTTGGCGTGCTTAAGCTTGGCTACCGCGGCGCACAGCTCGGCGCCATGCGACTCGCAGGCTGAACCATTCTTGACCAGGTTCAGCGGGATCTTGCCCTCGGCGGCGACGGCTCGATCGATCAACTGGCCTTTGCTCATCTCCAGGCTGATCACCAGCCCCGACTTCTTCTGGCGCACAACGGCATCCAGTACGAAACCCATGCCGAGCGTGGTTTTCCCCATCGCCGGACGTCCCGCGACGATGATCAGCTGCTCGGGCTGCAGGCCGCCCAGTTTCTCGTCGAGATCCGCCAGGCCGGTGGACAGGCCGATCAAAGTTTCACCGCGTGACAGCCTGTCGTGACGCTCTTGCCACACCTCCAACTGGTCGGCCATCAGGTCCGAAGCCTTCACGACTTCCTCGCCATCGCTGCCAGCGTCGATGCCCATGGCTGCCGCCTGGACTGCTGCGATCTTGTCCTGGATGTCGCCGCCACCCTGAACGATCTCCCGGGTTCGGTCGCTCAGCTCGTAAAGTGCACGCTCGATGGCGCGCTCCCTGACGATTGCGGCGTAGGTGCCCGCGCTGGCCACGCTTGGGGTGTTGTGGACCAGGGAAGCACAGTGCCCAAGGGCGCGATCGCCGTTGTGCAGCACGCCTACGTGATCGGCAACGGTCAGCAGGTCAACCGCCCTGCCTGCGGCTCGCAGCGCCTGGATGCCACGGAACACCTCGGCGTTCTCGGCGAAGTAGAACGACTCGGGCGACAGGTCGTCGGACAGGGTGTCGATCAGTTCGGGGCGCTGCAGCATGGCGCCCAGCAGGCCGTGCTCAGCCTCTGCGTTGTAGGGCTCATGCATGGTAATTGCCCTCCACCACCTTCACGAAGTTGGACGGGGCAATCAGCCAGTCGAACGTTGCCCGGAACGGTGCGCCACCAAACTTCCCAGCAGCACGGCCCATCAGGAAGTCGGACTTGGCGACATCGGCGAAGTACTCGGCCCAGAATTCGAGACTCTGGTGAACATCGCTCTGGTTCCAGCGAGCTCGGAGCTGCTTCCTGCGCGCTTCGGAGACGAGGACCACTGCAGGCAGCGCAGGTGTGAGCAGTCGGTTGAACAAATCAACGATGTCCTGAATCGGGCAAGACGGCGAGCGCGGAACGCGATTGCCATCAGGTGACGGTTCAATTGATGGTTCCTTTACGGTTCTGGGGGCATCTGGTGCCGGGGTGGGG